CACGTTTCTTTTGATGAATCTTCTTGGATTGTTGACCACAACCCTCCTTCTAGAAATGTTTGGGTTTCTGTAACTGTTCCTACTGTTCCTGTATTTTCTATGGAAGCAGATATAACATTTACTATGGAGTCTGATGCTGGAAGTGCTTTAGCCACTACATGGAAATGGAGAACTACTGGCTCATCAAGTGGTACAGGTCATTATATGGGTAAAACTGAAGTTGATGGTTCTGCATATATTGAAGATGATGAGGCTGAATTTACTGTAAATGCTGTACCAGTTTACACAAATAGTAGTCAGCAAATTGATGTGTACCTTACTCAAACTGGAGCAACAGGCGGATATCCTACATTGTTTATTTATACTACGGGATTTTATCTTCCGAGAGGGCTGTAAATGCCACTAGTACCATTTGAAAACGTAGGCTCTGTTGGAATTATAAGGGATACACCTCCGTATAACCTACCACAAGGCGCATGGTCTGACGGTAACAACGTAAGATTCCTTGATAACGGCGTAAAGAAAATCGCTGGTTACAAGGAGGTTATGGCTACCTGCCCGTTTGCCCCGTACTATATTACGCCATACCTTGCGGCTGATGGCACATATTATTGGGTAGCATTTGGTCTTACTGATATTGCAGTATGGGATGGAACGGTATGGACGGATGTAACACGACAAAATACCCTTACTTTAAATGGACACGTTAACAAAAACTCTTCTAGTATTACAGTAGATACTGGATCAGTATTAGATTCTTTGGCTTCTAGCGGAACATTGTTTGTTGGTACAGACAGAACAGAAGATGATAATGAAACGTCTGGTAATAAATTTGAAGAACTAACCTACTCATCTGTTAATACTTCAACTGGTGTAATTACTTTATCATCTAATAATTTATATCACCATACAGATAACGCTGTTGTTACCCCAAGTCAAACAACAACTACGTCTGATTGGGATTATCAATCTAACGATCAAAGCAGAAAGTGGTCTTCTACTAATTTAAATGGATTGTTAGTCGCTACAAATAGTGTTGATCCACCACAAATGTGGCCTCTTAATGCTGGTATTCCTAATGTTGCAAATCCTTTTATGGAATTGCGTAACTGGACAGCGCCGGGACATTCTTGCAAATCAATAAGATCGTTTAGAACTTTTCTTATTGGCCTTAATTGGAATAGAACTAACGAAGAACCTCGTTTAGTTAAGTGGTCTACTGAAGCGTCGTTTGGTAATCCGCCTTCAACATGGTCAGAATCTGATGCTATTCTTGATGCTGGCGAATATGAATTGTCAGACACAGAAGGTGAGATTGTGGATGGACTGCCTCTTGGCGACTCGTTTATAATTTATAAAAACGATTCTATTTATGTAATGAACTATGTGGGAACTCCCTACATATTTTCATTTAAATTGTTGTCACCTACTATTGGCGCACTGTCTAAAAATTCTATTGCAGAGTTTGAGGGCGGGCATTTTTTTATTGGCAACTCTGATTGTTATGTTTGTAACGGACAAACAGTAACGGCGCTTCTTCCAAATAAAATGCGACGGGCCATGTTTGATAACTTAGATGGTGATACTTACGAAAGATGCTATGTTGTAGCGGATTACGTTAGAAATGAAATGCTTGCTTGCTTTCCCAGTTCTGACTCAACAACAGTTGATAGAGCATTAATATGGAACTGGAAAGACAACACATTTTCATTTAGAGATATGCCAGATGCGGCTCATGCTAATCACGGAATTATTGATATTACCGCTGGTGCAACATGGGATGCTAGTTCTGATTACTGGAACACAGGGTCAGGCGCTTGGGGCGAAAGAAACTACGACAGCGTAAAAGAAAATTTAGTATTTTGTGACATTACAAATACTAAAGTTTATCGAGATAATTTTGGTAACAAAAAAGATACTGTTAATATGACATCGTATGTTGAGCGTACTGGGCTTGATCTTAATGACCCTCAGTCCGTAAAGTTTGTATCCGCAGTGTACCCCCAAATTGAAGTAAGCGGTGACAATACAGTTAACGTGTATGTAGGTAGGCAAATGTCTCCAGAAGGCGGTGTAACGTGGGAAGGGCCAACAGCCTTTAACCCAAACACTCAGTCTAAAGTGTCGTGTAGAGTGAGTGGTAAATACTTTGGTATTAAAGTAGAGTCAACTACAGACATTGATTGGAAGTTGCACGGCGTTGCATTTGAGGTACAACAACGAGGAATAAGGGGATCAAGATCATATGGCTAATGCACCATCAAAAGTAGTAAAGTCTGTAAACCGATGGACTCCTAACCCTGCGCCAGTAAACAACGAAAATCTATCAGACTATCTGTACCACGAACTTAACAGACTGTCTGATGTTCTTTTTAATATTGATGTTATGAGACTGGAGCCTACTCATCGTGATCCATCTGATGACAAAGGGAAACCAAGAGCAGGAGATATAAGATATGCAGATGGCACGGATTGGAATCCTAGCGGCAGTGCTGGCATTCATTGGTACAACGGCACTAGTTGGTCCAAACTTTAGTATTGCAGATTTTAAATCTACCTTTCTGATTAACGGCGCTGAGTACAGCACGTTGTCATGGCTGGCCCCCGATACGGCTACGGAGAAGTGGACGTTAGCCACTTTAAACAAAATCATTAACA